GCCAATGGCATGTAATTGTCGATGCCGATGAAATCGATATTGGCGTCGGCCCATAAGGGATCGAGGTTGAACAATACCGCGCCGCCGCCGGTCTGGTGATTATTGTATTCCGACCAGTCGGCGCCATAACCGATTTTGGTATCCGCGCCCAGAATGGCGCGCACATCGGCGGCCAATGTTTTCAGCGCCGCCACCGCCGGATAGGACGCCGCGCCATCGCGCACCCGCGTCAGCCCGCGCAGTTCGGAGCCGATGAGGAACGCATCCACCCCGCCCGCCGCGGCGCACAGATGCGCATAATGCAGGATCATCCGCCGCCAGCCCCAATCCTCGCCGCCGGTCCAGGCAACCGCCGTTCCGCTCACCGCGAAATCCGCCGCCGCCGCGCTGCCGAAGAAACCCGCGACTTGATCTGCCGCCGCCGCGCTCTGGTCAGGCGAGCCGGCGACGCCCGGCGCGGGATCGCAGGTGATCCGGCCGCGCCAGGGATAGGCCGGCTGGCCGCTGACCCCGGTATAGGGATCGGTCAGTCCATTGCCGGATTCCACATCCATGAACAGGAAGGGGTAGAACGTGATCTTCAGGCCCCGCGCCTTCAGCGCCGCGATGATGGCGACCACGCTGGCATCCGACGGCGTGCCGCCATAAGCGGGGCGGCCATCCTTCTGGCTGACGACATAGGCATCGGCGCGCGCGATGCCGTTCACCTGCCAGCTTTCGGGATAAGTCTGCTTGTCGCCCGATTCCACGCCCGGCCGCACTGTGATCTCGCCCGCCCTGAGGTCGCTGCCGAACCAGCCCACCACCAGCGACACCGCGCCCATATTGGGCGCCAGCGCCTCCAAATCGTCCAGCGAGGCGCTGACATCCGCGACGCCCGCCGCGCCGTGCACATTCTGCGCCGCCCCGCCGCCATTGCCGTCGTCGCTGAACACCGGATCGGTGGCATAGACGAATTCGCCCGCGCCGGGGATCAGCGCGACGCCGGTGAGGCGGCTTTCCAGATTGCCGGGCTTGTCCTGGCCGATGCTGCGGAAAAGCTCGAACTGAAGCTGGGGAATGCGGTTGCCGAAAAGGGCCAGCGGCATGTCCTCGAACACCACATAGCAAAGCCCGCGATAGGCGGGCGTGCCGCCGGCCGCTTCAGTATCCGCAATCAGCGGATCGGGCGCCTGATCCTCGGCGCCGTCGTGAAAGCGCAAAGTATATTGCGACAGGTCGAGCAAGGCCCCATTGGCCCATACCCGCCCCAGCCGCGTCGCCCTGCCCTGGCAGAGGCCGACCGCGAAGGAAATCGCATAGCTGTAATCGGTCTGGCTCACGGTGACGGAAGGCGCGCCCTTGCCGCCGCTGCGTGTCTGGGTGGTGGAAGCGGTCTCGCGGAAGCGGCTCGCCCAGATCACCTGCCCAGCCACGCGCACCCGTCCGAACAGGCGGGGAATCGCCGCGCCCTCGGTCGAAGCCTGGATATTGACGTCGGAAAGGCGCGGGCCGCTGCGCTGCACCGTGCGGCCGGGCGAAAGCGCGGCGTCGATTTGGCTGCCCGCCAGCGCCCCCAGCGCGCCGCCGATTTGCGCGCCCGACAGCGCCGCGCCGCCCAACAGCGAAATGCCGCCCGGCAGCAGCGCGCCGCCGAGCGCCGAGCCCGCCACGCCCAGAAGAAGCGATGCCATGATGGATTTTTCCGTTAAAGCCGGAATAGGCCGGCCAGCCGCGCCCGCCAGAAGCGGGATAACAATTCCTCGCTCACCTGCTTGTTCTGGCGCGCATGAATCAGTGTGAGTCGTCCGCCGCGCGCCGCCACGATGCCGCAATGGCGCGCCGGGCCGCGCGCCGCCATGCGGAACAGCGCCACGTCGCCGGAAGCCAGATCGCCTGGCGTCACAGCCCGCAGATGGCGCGCGAAAGCCTCGTACATCGTCTCCGCCCCGTCTCCCGCCCAATCGGGCGCATAAGGCGGCACGATTTCCGGTTCGGCCCCGCGCAGCTCGCGCCACACCCCGCGCAGCAGGCCAAGACAATCGCAGCCCACGCCTTTGAGACTTGCCTGATGCTGGTAAGGCGTGCCGATCCAGCCACGCGCCGCGCGCACCAGCGTCTCCCCCATCAGCGCTTCTGACGCGATCTCAGTTGCCATAGCGGCTTCCTCCGTCGAGAGGTTGGCCGGTCGCCGGCAGCGCCATCACAGCGTCGTTGCCGGGCATATAGGGAAAGCCGCGGAAATTCACCGCATTGGCGAAGCGGTCGCGGCAGGTGGCGAATTGCTTGTCGCAGCCACGCGTCACCGTGAAGCCATCGCCCGCCACCACATCTGCCGCCATCGCCTGCCACAATTCGATGGAGACAAGCGCGCCCGACACCGCATGGCGCTTGACCTCCATCGCCAGGCCCGCATTCGCGCCGCCGGTGAAGGTCAGCTTGCCGCCGGTGAAATCGCCGGAGGGCGCGGTAAGGCCGCTGACGGTGAAGCGGCGCGCGTCATAGGCGGTGGCGATTGTCCCGGCCACGGCGCTGAGGCTGAGGCCGCAGCGCGCATCGCCCAGATCGGCGTCGCACAGATGACCGAAGCTGCGCCCCACCGGCTGGTTCAGCGCCTGGGCGAGGCCGCGTATCTCGGCCTGGAAGGCGTTGCCGCTGCGGGTGACGTCGCCCAACACGCCCTTTCGCATCAGAACGCGCTGGCCGGCATCGGCCCAGTTGACCCGCCAGATCTCGATGGCGGCATTGTCGTAACGCCCTGCCGCCAGATCATCCTCGTTGAGGGTGGCGGATGACAGCGCGCCCGCCAGGGTCAGATTATCGACTGCGAGCCCCAGCGAGGATTGCACCTCGCTGGCGGTGAAACCCGACACGGCGCTGTATGTGACGCCGTCAAAACCGAGCGGCCGGTCATGGTCGGTGAAACCCTGCACCGCGCCGTCGCGGCGTGTCAGCTTCCAACACCAGCACAGGGTGGTGGCGCCGCTGTCCAGATGGGCCTGCATGCCGCCCGGCAGGATTTTCACAGCAAAATCTCCACCAGCGGAATGGAGGGGATTTCACCCGCCGCGAAACTGGAAAGGTTGACGGAAAGGGCGTCGGTATCGAAGCGCACGGCGCAGTCGAACTGAAAGCCCGCCGTCAACACCGCGCCCTCGGCCGGCGGGGTGGTGAAAGTGACGAGGCCGGTCGTGCTGTCGCAAGAAAAGCCGCCGGTCAGCTCCGCGCCGTCCGCCGCCACGCGCACGCTGCCATCCACCGGCTTGGCGATAGCGCGGGTCCAGCGTCCCACCCCCGAAACATAGGTCTTAGTCAGCGCGAATTGGGTAGTGACGCCGTCGCCGGTGCCGAGCCCCTGGTCTGTTGCGGCAATCTCCGCCCCCGGGGCGCAGCTTTTCCAGTCACTGAAATCCTTGAAGCGGAAGCCATAAAGCCGGCCCATGCGCGCCTCGAAAAAAGCGATCACCGCCGAAAGATCGTCCAGGCTCCGCACCCCGGAGCCGACATCGAAGGCCCGGCGGGAATCCGCCCAGACGGCATTGCGCTCCTCATGGCCCGAACCCAGGGTGACGATCTCGGTCTTGCGCCGGGGGCCGCCGGTCGAATGGAATGCGATGGCCAGCGGAAAACGTGCCTCATGGAAATTCATTGCCTGCCCCGTGCATTCTTCAGAGGTTCTTCAGAGATTCTTCTGGCCCTGGGCGATGGCGCGGGCCAGCAGCGCCGCCACCTGGCTGCGGGATTTGAGAAAGCTGGGCGCATCCTGGGTCTGGATATTGACCACCACCGACGCCCGGCTTGCCGGGGCAATCGCCGCGTTCGGCGTGATCTCGCCGCTGCCGGCGGGCGTGAACAATTCCGGCCCATTTTCGCCCACCAGATAGCGCATCCCCGCCGCCACCGGCCCGCCAGCGGCGCGCGCGCCCGCCACCGGAAGCAGCGAACCGGCCAGCGACCCCACCAGACTTTCCAGCGGCTTCGCAATGAACTGGGCGGCGGCGATGCGGTCGAAATCCGCCAGAATGGCGCTGGTCAGCCGCGCCATCGAATCGCGCCCCGACGTGGTGGCGCGCGCGATGGTGGCGGCGACGCTGTTGAAGCTGCGCGTCACCGCCTGATCGATGGCGCTGGCGGCGCTTGCGACCGGGCCGTTCGCGAAACCTGCCAGCGCATTGGCGGCGGCGGAGAGACTGTCATTGGGGTCGGGCATGGGCCTTGTCCGGATAAAGTTGCATCAGTTGGTCGAGATCGGCGCGCCCCAGCGGCGCGCGGGCGGCGCCGAAACGGCCTTCGACAGCGGCCTGCCATTCCACCAGCGACATCGCCCAGAAGACGGCGGGCGAAAGGCCCAGCGTGCCTAGCCCGAGGGCGAGCCAGCGCCGCCAGGAAAAGGGCGCGCGTCGTCGCCGCCTCCCTCGGCCGCGGGCTGAAGACCGGCATTGTCGAAGGCCGCGGTAACGGCGGCCATCAGCGCGCCAAGATCGCAGTCCAGTCGCAGCACCTCCGCCGGGCACATGTCATGGCCGCCGCCGCGCAGCAGCGCCGCCGCCACGATGGCAAGATCGGCCGCCCGCGTATGGGCCAGGCGGGGGCCCACTTCGGTGAGATCGTCGAGGCCGAGCCCGTCCTCGATCTCCGCCAGCGCCCCCAAAGTGAGAAGGAGGCGATAGCGGCGGCCGCCCGCTTCCAGCCCCGCTTCGCCCCGCGCCTTGTTGATGCCGCTTCGCATCTCACGCCCCCGCAAAAGTGAGGGCCCCCGCCGAGGCCAGCGACAGGGAGACTTTCAGTTCGCTGTTATAGGGGCCGTCATACTGAAGCTGGGTGATGCGGAACGGGCCCGTCACCGTGCCGAAGCTGGGAATGACGATCTGGAAATTGCCGGTGACGCCGTCGAAGAAGGCGCTGCGCAGCGCCACGTCGCTGGCCGCGTCCTTGAAAACGCCGGAGCCTGAAAAACTCGCCGATTTGACGCCGCCCGCCAGCAATTCGCGCCACATGTCGGCGGAATCGGCGTTGGTGACATCGACCGTCTGGGTGTTGAAAGCGAGCGTCGTGGCGCGCAGTCCCGCCACCGTGGTGAAACTTTCCGGGTCGGCCCCGTCGCCGATCTTGACGAGCAGATCCTTGCCGCGCTGGGCTGTCATGCGAAGTCTCCTAAAGCTTGATGGTCCGGTAGGGCGCGAGCA